CTCCCATACAAAGAACCAAGTGCTACATTAACAACCCTATTAGGAGCTTTAGTTGATTCAGGTAAAAGATTTGCAGCAACGGTAGAAGACCCAACAGGAGACGGCAATTCAGAAGCTCCCGTAGGAACAACAGTTGCATTAATGGAAAAAGGACAAAGAGTTATGTCTGCAATCCATAAAAGATTACATTACGCACAAAGAACAGAGTTTAAAATTTTAAAACGAGTATTTGGTGAGTTTTTACCACCAGAGTACCCATATCAGGTACAAGGGGCGTCTGAAAACGTATTTAAATCAGATTTCGATAGTTCTGTAGATGTTATACCTGTTTCTGACCCAAACATCTTCAGTATGACGCAAAGGATTACTTTAGCTCAAACACAGCTACAAATGGCACAATCGGCACCTCAATTACATAATTTACGCGAATCGTATCGTAAAATGTATATAGCTCTAAATATAAAAGATATAGACGCGTTACTTCCGCCTGAAAAAGAAATACCTCCACGTGATCCTATTAGTGAACAACAAGCGGTATTAACAGGCAATCCTATTAAGGCTTACGAGTTTCAAAACCATGAAGCGTATATAGCTGCTCATAGTGCTTTTTTACAAAACCCTATGGTGCAAAAGAATCCAGTAGCTTCGCAAGGAATTGGGGCAAACATACAAGAACATCAAGCGATGTTGTATAAACTTCAAATAGAACAAGCAATGGGTCAACCGTTACCGTCTTTAGAAGATGGACAGATGCCTCCTGAGATGATGAACGAAATAGCTTTGATGGCAGCACAAGCAACACAACAAGTTACAGGTCAAGCACAGGCGATGGCACAAGCTCAAGCAGCGGCACAACAAGACCCACAACGTCAAATGTTCGAAGCACAACTACAATTAGAAAAAGAACAGTTAATGCAAAAATCAGAAGATGATATGCGAGACGCAGAGATCACTATGACTAAAGCACAACTAGACGCACAAATTAAACGTGAAAAAATAGAGGCTGATTTAAGAGTACAAGATACTAAAGCTGCTATAGAATTACAAGAACTTGAGCAAAAAGCAAAAGCTGATGCTGAAAAGAACTACACCGAACTAGTAAAAACAGTTAGGGAAAGTAGAAAACAAAACGGAGATAAATAATGCGAGAGTATTACGACAATAGGCACGGAGATTATCCGTCACCTTCGAAAAAATCAACTAGATCGGCTCCTAGTGATTCTGCTATGCAGGATTCAACTAGAACCGAATCAGTTAAAGCAGGTGAGTGTTTAGACAAGCCAGAAGAGGCTAAAGTCAAAGCAGCTTACGGGCAGACAAGAGGACTTCTTTGGTATCGTTCGATTAAGTAATTAATGGATTATATCTTAGCAACGGAGCACTTGCTTCGTAAATATCGTGAGAGAAAAGAAGCTCTTGCGCAAACGTTGGCTTCTGGCAGTATTGAGAATTTTGAACAATACCAAAGGATAGTCGGTGAAATAGCAGGATTGAGTTTCTCTGAACAAGAGATTCAATCCCTACATTCTAATATGGAGGATGCAAATGACTAATAAAGTCGAAAAGAAAGAAGTTCCAGATCGAGTTCTGAGAGAATTTGGCAGTGATGGTGTTCCCGCTCACGTAGTGGAAGCAGAAACAATCACTCCCGATAACTTAGAAGAACACGCAAATTCGTTACCACGTCCAACGGGGTATCGGATTTTAATATTGCCTTTCAGCCAGTCTTCAGTGACTAAAGGTGGAATTCATTTAGCTAAACAAACAGTTGATAAGGAAAGGTTATCAACAGTTGTTGGGTACGTTGTAGAGACGGGACCAGATGCCTATGGAGACACTAATAAGTTTCCAGATGGACCTTGGTGTAAGAAGGGTGATTGGGTTATTTTCGGTAGATACGCAGGAGCTCGTTTTCAAATAGAAGGTGGCGATATGCGTCTTTTAAATGACGATGAGATATTAGCGTTAATCGATGACCCAGAAGCAATTTTATCATAACAAACTTGAGGAGGACTCGCAGCAGATGTAGACGATTCAATTAAAGACGAAGTAGTTGAAGAAGTACAAACAAGCGTAAAAGCTGAATTAGATGAAGTATCTGATGCAGTACAAAAACGTATAGATAAGTTAACCTATAAAATGCGAGAAGCAGAAAGACAGAGAGACGAAGCTGTTAATTATGCTCAAAGCGTTAATCAAACTAGTGTTGATTTAAAACAAAAGTTAAAGAATTCCGATTCTTCCCTTTTCAAAGAGTACGATAACAGAGTACAATCTGAAATAGAAGGAGCAAAAAGACTTTTAAAAGATGCTCAGGACTCAGGAGATAGTGATTTAGTTGTTGAAGCAACTACAGTGCTTTCACGAGCTAGTGCTGAAGCTGAAAATCTTAGAAGACTTTCTGCCCAACAACAGGTTAGAGAAAGAAATAAACCACAGGAAGTTCCCGTGGAATCTTATCAACCGACTTTACAGCCACAACAGGCTCCAGGACCAGATCCTAAAGCTGAACAATGGGCTGAAAAGAATACATGGTTTGGAGATGACCAAGCAATGACATTTGCAGCATTTGGAATACATAAAGAATTGGTAGAAGAAGGGATAGACCCAACTTCTGATAATTACTATGTTCAAGTGGACAATCGAATGGCTGAAAATTTCCCACACAAGTTTTCTAACGAGCAACCTGCCCCCGTGCAACAGGTCGCTGCTTCTAGCCGAGGTGCTAGTGGTAAAAAAACATCACGCAAAATCAAGTTGACACCAAGTCAAGTAGCAATAGCTAAAAGACTGAATGTTCCACTAGAAGACTACGCTAGACACGTAGAAGGAGTATAAAATGACAGAAGAAAATAAAACAGACGTCACCACTGATCGTAACTCACGATCTGCAGAGACACGAGACTCTCAAACTCGCAGAACGCCTTGGAAACCACCGTCTATGTTGGACGCACCACAAGCCCCTCCTGGATATCAATTCAGGTGGATCCGTGAAGCTACTAGAGGAGTAGATGATAAATCTAATATGTCTAAACGTATTAGAGAGGGATATGAACCTGTGAGAGCAGAGGATTTTCCTGATTTCGAAGCCCCCACTATTGAAAGTGGTAGTAACACAGGAGTAATTGGAGTAGGTGGATTAATTCTTGCTAAAGTACCAGAAGAAACTGCAGAAGAAAGGAATGCTTATTTTAGAAATCAAGCAGACTCAGCTATGCAGGGAGTAGATCAGAACTTTATGCGAGAAAGTGATCCCCGAATGCCTATTAAGGATAGTGATATTCAAAGAAGTTCCAAGGTTGCCTTTGGTAGTAAACCTACCAATAAAGGAAATTAATAATAACAATGTATATAGACAAAGGAGATAATCATGGCTAATACAGACAAACCAGATGGTTTTACTCCCGCATATCATATGTACGGTGGTGTTATTCGTCCTGCCAAAATGAGAATCGCAAGTGAAACTTCAGCATCAATCTTTTCAGGTGATGTTGTAACTTTATCTAGTGGTTATGTCATTCAAGGTACAGCGACGACTACTCCCATTGGCGTATTTTACGGAGTATTTTTCACAGCTACTGATGGCAGCCCAACTTTTTCGAAAGTTTGGACTGGCAGCACAGCTACCCAAGGCGGTGCCGATGCAGAAGCTCTCGTGTACAATGATCCCGCGATCGTGTACGAAGCTCAATTTACAGCAGGAACTCCTGCAGTAAGTTTTATTGGTGCTAAATATACTCTCTCTACGACTGCAGGTTCTACAGTGAACGGTAGATCAAAGGAAGGGGCAACCGCGACAACAGGAAGTGGTGTAGCGTTATGTGTAGGCTTCGCCTCGCAACCAAGCAACTCGATAGGTGCTTTTGCGAGAGGACTCTTTACATTCCCTACTAACACATTTGCTGTTTAATCAAAGGAGATAAATAATGGCTATTAATAGAGCACAGCTAGTCAAAGAACTAGTACCTGGACTTCACGCTCTCTTTGGATTAGAGTATGAGAAGTATAATAACGAGCACGAAGACATCTTCGACACTGAGAACTCCGAAAGGGCGTTTGAAGAAGAAGTAATGTTAAGTGGATTTGGTGAAGCACCAACAAAAGGTGAAGGAGCCGCGGTCATTTATGACACAGCTCAAGAAGCTTTTACTTCTCGTTATACACATGAAACCGTGGCATTAGCGTTTGCGTTAACAGAAGAAGCTATCGAAGATAATCTCTACGATACTCTTTCTTCTCGTTATACAAGAGCACTTGCCCGTTCAATGCAACAAACCAAACAAGTGAAAGCTGCTAACGTGTTAAACAACGCGTTTAGTTCTTCATTCGTTGGTGGTGATGGAAAAGAGCTTTGTGCTACTGACCATCCAACTGTTGCGAACGTTGGGTTACGTAATGAGCTGTCTACTGCGGCTGATCTTAATGAAACTTCACTCGAACAAGCGTTGATTGACATCGCTGACTTCAGAGATGAAAGAAACCTTAAGGTTAATGCACAAGCAAGGAAATTAATCATTCCACCTGCTTTGCAATTCGTAGCAGATAGGTTGCTAGAAACTCCAGGAAGAGTTGGTACTTCAGATAATGA